GTTTTACACCTTTCAATTCAGCAATTTCGTTTCTTAATTTTTCAATTTCAGAAAAGAACATTTCTTTAGTGATTGATTCAACAATCTTTTTAGGAGTTGCTTCAGCAGATGCTTCAACTTCAACCTCTACTTCTTCAGCAGGAGATGCCACTTCTTCTTCGTTTTCAGGCATTTCCTCTTCAGGCATTTCGATAGCTGCAATAACACCTTCAACGTCTACTTTTAGGATGTTACCATCTTCAAGTTTGTATTCGCCTACAGGAACTGCAATTCTATCTTCCTCATTAACTATAAAAACAGCCATTTCAGGTTCAAAAGCTTCTGCTTCGATTACCGTGCCGTTTTCAAGTTTCATTTGGGCAAGTTTTACTTCCATTCCCAAAAGAGTTTTGATTTCGTTAATTACACTCATTTTTAAAATATTTAATTTGTTTATAAATAATATTATTTTTATTTGTTATAAATTAGCCGTTACTTCTAACAATAGTTTTTGTACCATCAACTATAGTTACAGTAGCACCACCTTGTGATACAGTTGAACCAATACCTTGATTCGCTAATTCTCCATCGCAATTTTCAATTGCATATTTTCCATCTTTTCCAAGACATCCTCTTTTACCGCCTTTTGGACTTGTTGTTTTACCCATAATTTTTATTAGTTTATTTAGCATTAATATTTGTGATTCTGTGTTCTTTGAATAAAATAAATTACATCGTAAATACTTCCTGAATGTGAAGCTTTTATTTTAACTTCTAATCCATTTGTTACTACATCTTCATCAGCATAGTATTGAAATGTTTTTACAAATACGTGTTCTACATCATTCCCTTTTGGGAAAGTAATAGTGTCACGAATTCTATCGTATGGTGTACCGTTTCCACCTTCTAAAAATAAATCTATGTAACCATTAGCATTAGCTATTTTTGCTTTAAAAGCAATAGTTACTACATATACATCAGCATCAAATTCAGCATATAATTTATTATCGTGATAGTAATCTATATCTGAATGAATATGCGTGTCTATAACATTACCTTTGTTATTAGGTACTACAAATTCAGCAGTAGTAAATGTTTTTGGACTTGCACTTGTATATTGTGTATCATCGTATCTTGCCCAACCTAAACCCATTTTGTCAGATTGTGGTGGGTAAACTCTTACTTGTTCGTTATTGAATCCCATAAATAAAGATTCATTAGTTACAAGCATAGCACCTTGTTCAATATTTACATTTTCAACTTCGGTTTGTGAAACTTCTTCTACGTGAACCCTGAATGCTGTGTTTTTCATTATAGATTATGATTTACAATAATTTGTTTAATCTTTTCAATCAATTCTTCTTCTTGTTCTTTTTGTAAACTCATTTCTAATTTATCAGCAAAATATCCTTCAATAGAAAATCCTTTTACTTTACCTGTTTTTACAAAGTCATTCCAAATAGTATCATTGTTTACTTTCATAGAAACCATCCAAGTACCTACAGGTGTATTTAAACCATATTTTTTAGACTTGTCCATTTCAGTATCTTCTACAATCCAAGATTCAACTACAGACAAATCATTTATCTTTTTTTGGTGTTCTAATGTAGCGTTGTTTTGGTTGCTATTCATTAAAAACAATTCACTTGCTTTTTTTACAGTTGCATCTGAAAAGAAAATGTAATATTCATCTTCACCATTACGTCTGTAAATGTTTTTATTTGGAATTAAAGCTGCACCCATTAAGATACGTTTTTCATCATCCACTTTAGCAAGTTGTAATTGTTGGTTAAGTGCTATGAAGTTTTCTTCTATTGCAGGAAATTCTACAACAGAAATAGCTTCAACACCACTTAAATCTTCTTTTTCGTCTATGATTAATTCTACTATTCGCATTTTATTTTTATTTATAAATTAAATTATTTGGTTTTTGTTAATCCCCTAACGTTGCAGTCTGTACAATATTTCTATCTAAACTTTGTGCAGTTGTTACATCGTTACTTACTACAAATGCTTTTATAGGTGCTTGATTTCCTAAAGTCTGTGCTATTTGATTTTGTCCTGATGTACCTACTACATTAAAACTTGGTGCTGAAGCAACAGAACCACCACCTACACTAATAGGAGTAGGAGAACCTCCACCACCACCACCATTTGGAACTTGAACTGCAGTAATAGCTTTAATTGCTTTGAAACCTGTAGCTAATACAGTAGCAACGTTTGCAACTTTAGCGACAACATCAAAAGGCGAAGGTAATGTAGACTTTTGTTTTAATGCTTCAGAAACTCCTACATAAGTATTAATAGTTGCACTTGCTATACCTAATGCTTTACCTGCTGCAGTTTCTCTACCTGCTAATTCGGATAATTGTGATAAAGTATTTGCTGCTGCTTGTGCGTAAGCAATACGTTCTTCATAGTTTAATTTAGCAATTAAAGTTCTTGCATTTTCTTGTGCTTGTGCATCATCAGTTATTTTCTTTTGAGCAGCAGCATTTTGTTCTATGTCTTTTAAAAATCTACTTTGTTTATCTTCTTCTTGTTTTACAATTAAAGCATCTTTAGCACCTTGAACCTCATCTTCAATTTCTTGTTGTTTAGCTATGTAATCTTTACGCTCTTGTAATCTTTTTTCTTCAGCTTCCTTTTCTGCTTGTCTACGTTTTTCAGCTTCTTGAGCAGCTTTTTCAGCAGCAGCTTTTTTGCGTTCGTTTTCTTTTTCTAATGCTTCAGCACGTTTAGCAGCGTTTTCTTTTTCAGTATTAGTTAATTCATTACTGCCTTTTTCGTATCTATTTTTTGCGTCATTAAAGTTTTTACTAAAACCTGTTACCGCACCTTTTGCATCGTTCCAAGCACCTTTAAAATCACCTCCAATCAATTTGCTAACTGCTGAACCTAATTTACCTAAAGATTGAAATACTGCAGTAACGCTTGAATAAACAACTTTAAATGCGTCACTAACGTAAGGAAGTGCTTTTGTAGCTAAATCTACTAACGTGAAAAATAAAGGTTCTACAACTGAATAAACACCTTGAAATATTTTCTGTAAACTTGTTAATAAAGGTTGTAGTTTCTTTTGTGCTTTCTCATTGTCGTTAAATGCTGCTGCTAAACCCGCAACTAAAGACACAATTAAACCTATACCTGTAGCTTTTAATGCTCCACCAAATGATTGTGTAGCTACTTTTGCTCTATTTAAAGACGCTCCTAACGCACCAATAGGTCCTCCTGCTTGTTCTAAACTATCAATCCAATCAGAAGATGCATTTTTAGACGATTTAATTTTATCTTCTAAATCATCAATTTGATTATATAACGCTTTAAATTCAGCACTACCTGCTGCAGTATCTTTTAATTGTCTTTTTAACGCTTTTAATTCGCTAATAGAACCTTGTATATTTGAGTTTACCTGTAAATCTACTTCTACTGTCTTTGCCATTTAATTATTCTTTTTATTTGATTAAATCCTTTTTCCCAACTATTAGGCAATTCGTATTTACCTTTTGCTATTTCTATTGTTTCGCTTTGTCCGTAATGGCTATCTAACATTAACAGATTTAATATTTCTTTTATCATAAAGTTCTAAAGTCATTTATTAAACTCAAATTTACTTCTCCTGAAGTTAAATCTATTTGCATATTATCAATCAAATATCTTGTGTCACGTATTATAACTCTATCGTTTAATCTTAATTTAGTAAGTAAGCTAATAGGAAACATTGCCTTCAAGCTATATCTTCTTGTTTTAAGATTATATATATTAGATAAATAATTATAATAATATACGTTATATAAACTATTCTCAATTGGTGTTAATAACAAAGAACTGATTTCATTACCAAAGTTTAAACTGTAGTTAGTAGAACCAATTAAAGTATCTTGACCAAACGCATTATAGTTGGTTACGTTTGTTGTAGTAACACCATACTTCATATAGAAATTACAAGTTTGTAAAGTTCCATAATCGTATAATATCATTGGTTTAGGTTGGTAGTTTTTAAAATCCTGCTTCAATGCAAATCCTACTTGTAAATTCTGCCCTGTAAATTTGTTAAATAACATATCTTCAAAAGGAAGTGATACATTGTATTCTCCACCATCTGAATCTATATCCGCTAATAGGTTACCATATTCAACACCATTGTTAGAAGCAAATGCTACGTTCATAAATGATTCTGATTTTTCATATTTAAAGTTTATCTTCTTAAAAGATTGCAACCTTTCAATATTTAAATCATCACTAATAACGTATTGTGAAATGTCCGTAATAGACCCATCAGCATACCAAGATTCTAATTCTTGTATTTGGTAAATGTTTTCTTCATAGCTTAAACAAGTCAAGTTAAACATCTTTAAAATACCGCTAAAGAAATCTTCTACTTTCATATCAGGCATATAAGAACCTAAATTCAATACAGCACTTGTTGATTGTGGTGTACTTTGTGTAGCAGTTGCAGGTGCGTAAGATATTACATCAACCGTTAATTCAGAAGTAAACGTTAATACATTTTCAGACTGAATATAAAATTGATATGTACCTATATTTTCAGGTGTATTTGTTGTGTAACTAATTAAGTCAAATGTGTTAGTTGTATTTGATGGGTCAGCACAAGGCACTGTAACGTATAAAGAGCCATTCTTATAAACTAAAACACTATAGTTAATATTTGCTACAGTAGCAGTAACATCTAACCTTACAAACGATTGTCTGAATGATGCAGGTGTAGTATATCCTAAAACATCAGAAGAAACACTAAATTCCCAACCATTAACAGGGAAATCTGCTGCACTATTAAAATTGATTCTATTTAAACCACTTTTAGTTATAAACTTTTCAGCATTCTTTAAATATAAAAAAGCATTTGTGAATCTTGCATCAGTTAAAAAATCACCTTGAAATGTAATGTTATAATAATCTTCAATAGCATTAAATACTTTAGGCAAACGTAATGCAGGAAATAACTCGGTTGTATCTATTGCCCAAGCAGATAGTGTTATATTATCAGTAGTTCCTGTACTTTGCCAAACTCGATTTGAACTAATCAAAGGAAATTTAACGTCGTTAGTTACACCACCTGAAACTCTACTAACTACATCAGCTCCACTATAATCTATATTGTAATCTGAAAAGTCTAAATCAAATAATTTCTTACCCGCAAAAGTATCCTTTAATGAAACCAATGAACCATAAAAAGTAAGTGTATAATTTTCAGGTCTACTATCTTTAACAGTTGCCTTTTCTAATTGTATCTTACCTTTTCTAAATGGTATAGTGTCTAATTCAATATAAGCATCTTTTCTTTTTCTCGCATCGTAACCATTATCTACAGAATTATTATACCAATGGCTGAATATTTTATTATTGTTTTCAGATGCAGGTACAGTGAAAGATTGACTAAAATCGGTTCTCACTTTTGAAATGTCAGAAATGTCTTGAACTGAAGATGTAATAGAAATCTTTTCATCATCAAACAATTCAACCCTTCTTGCTACATTGTCTATATAAATATATAATCCTACTGATACCATTAAATAACGTTATTAATTAAGTTAAATGCATAATCAAATTCTATTTCGTAATTGATATTTCTATCTATCAATGAAGTTTTTAATGTAGTACCTTGTGTTTTAACTTCTACAGGTAAACCATCTAATAAAACAGTTTCACTTAATAGTAAATCTTGGATTAAATCTGAATAGTTTTCAGGAACAAACCCTGAACTTAATTTGATAGACTTCTTTCCGTTTATGTTAAATGATTTAGTTTGCCCTTTAGATACGTTGTAATTAATTGCATCTTGCAATAAGTTAGAACTACTACCTTTAACATTTATGTTTTCTATTTTAGTCTTAAAAAACGTTAAGAATTGCCATCCTCCAAAACGATTAATATAAGAACAAATTACAGGCGAATATTTAGGTTCGCATATTGGCGTAACTCTATACACAAAAGTAGTTTCATTGTATGCTATTGTAAGTGTATTTCCTTTGTTATATTTAACGCTTGTAGTTGATAATGGAATCTTTAACATTCCTTTAGTTTCTGTATAATTAACTACTACTTCATTTCTACCTCTTAAATCTTTATAGGTTGCAGTTATAACATCACCACTTTCAGGATTGATTAATACGTTAACATACGGAATAGATTTATTAATATCGTATTTAACTTCTTTAGCATTATCTGATAATAGCATAAAAGTATTTGACGCATTGGTGTAATTGTACCCATCAGTAAAAGCAGTATATCCATTTGTGCCTAAATAAGTAACTGTGTCTATTAAAGTATAAGAACCTATTGAAGTTTCTTTGTATCTTTTCACTTGCACGTTTGCCCACATTGTAGTTGAATCTGTTTCACCTGCAGCATATATAGGTGCTACATTATCAATGTATTCTTTTACGAATGGACTAATATTGTAAACGTTTTCAGTTTGAGTAACCGAAGCAATTGATTTACTGAATGTATAAGTTGCAGGTGTTGGTGCTGCTCCTGTTCCATTCCAAATTCTTAACTCTATTTTAGAACCAACTTGACCTAATTCATTTACTGTTATGAAGTAAGGACTTCTTGAATATATTATCATTTTGTATTTGTTAAATTATAATCTACTATTGTATCTACATCTTGACTAAATGCTTTCATTAAATCAGTATCTATGTATTTCTTGTAACCTGCTTCAAATGGTTTAGTGAAAAATAAACTTGGTTTAATTCCTTTGTGAAAAATAGAGCGAGTAATAAGATACCCTGTTTGCTCGTAACTCATAAACTTCCCATTCTCTTTGTTGCGGAATTGAAAACCTTTCGCTTTTACCCATTGTAATATTGATTTAGTTAAACCACCTTTTTTACCTGTACCACTACCAAATCTAAAAGGACTATTTGGAGCTTTCATTGAACTCGATTTACCTCTTACCCCTTGGTCTTGGAATTGTCCATATTCAGCCATAGAAAAGCCTACAACTGAATAGTTATTTTCGGTAAGTATTTCACCTTTCAAACTATTATATAGTTCTTTAGAAACATTCTTACCACCTTTAGTAAGATTACTTCTTGATTGTTGAATCACATAATCCCTAAAGCGTTTTAATACATCGTTTACATTTTGTAATTCGTTAGCCATTTTAGCAGATAGTCATATCGTTAAAAGTCATTACATCAAAGCTGATTGTAACACCTGCAATCTTATTTTCAAATCTATCTACAAAGTATTCTATAGATGCTGAACCATTACTTAATTGAAATCCATCATCATACAAATCACCTCTGTTTAACATTTCAAGTAATCTTCTTGCAACCATTTCTTGTGTATGTAATACATCTTGCTCGTTGTCATTACCTCTAAATAAATCAGTAGTAGCTTCTTTTGATTCGTCTACTATATCCATACACAAAACAGAAACGTTGTAGTTAAAAGTCTTTCCGTTATAATTAGCTGAATTAATCATTATATGTGATAAAGGGAATATAGTCTGCTTGTTTAAATCAATCTTGAATATATCACCAATGGTAACTGTATTTACAAAAGCATCATCATCTAATTGATTCTTGATAGCTTGGCTTATTTCGTAAAATCCTTTCATTATTTATTCTTATTTATTAGTTTCATTTCTATTTCTGTTTTCTCTTTTTCAAATGTTAGCCAAGTTAAACTTTGTGTGATTGGTAACTTGGAAACTTCATCAAATCTTCTAACGTTTCCTTGAGCAAGAGCATAGATACTTGAATACCATCCCCAACGTTTTCCAAATTGTGCTTGGTCAGAATATTCTGCACTTCCTGATTCCCCTCCAAATAGTTTATCGTACTTTTCAATAAGTCGTTCCCTAAATTGTAAAAAAAAACCATAGCACCTAAAACTACATCTAATGGTGCGTGTCGCATTACATCAGCATACGTTACAGAACCTTTGTATTCTTCTATCTGATACTTGTTTCCTAACTTATTTGTAATCGGTCTATATAATACTGCCATCGCATTATGCATAGTGTCCCAATCAGTAATGTATGTATCTAAATCCATATATTCACCCGTAGACATTTCATCAAGGTTAGGTATGAATCCAAACTCTACACCACCCATTTTAAAGCGTTGTATAAACTTATTTTCTTTAGTGAATAGATTATTAATGTTAGCAGTAATTTCAGCCACATCTTTGTATCTAATTTGAGCCACATCTTTTAAATCTATACCACAAAATAATTGCACCATTTTCTGCTGCAAGAATTCTGATTCTTCATTGTCTTTTGCTATTGATAAAAACTTTTGATACTGTGCAAGTTTAATATCGTTTAGCGTAGTCGGTATTGTTAATTCTATTTTCATTCGTATTTGTTTTAGTTATAAATAAACATTTTCTATTATTGTATTAAACACAAAAAAGGCAGCCATTTCTGACCGCCTCTTTAACCAACTTATTTAAAACTTAATCTTCATCAGCTCGTTCACATTGTTTGTCGCAATATGTTTTTTCACAAGCTTCACCGCAATACCTGCATTCGTTTTCAGGGTATTCATTTTGATAGTCGTAGTATTCCATAGTTATATTTGTTCAATATCTTTTAATGTTTGTAATAATATGTCAATAGATTTTTCAAATTCATTTTTTTCTGTTGTGTGTATATCATCTAAATAATCATCTAATGATTTAGCTATTTCTTTAGACAAATCGCTAATTTGTTTTATTGTGTATTTCATAATTAAGAATTTATATGTATTAAACCATAAACATTTTTGCAAATAGTAGCTTTTGCCTTTTTGCTTCTTTCTGTACTTTGTTCTAACATTTCTGAAATTAGTTTTTGTTCTACTTCAATAGCTATCTTAACTGCTTCTAAAGGTTCAACACCATTAACAATTAAATTAATTGCTCTTTCTTCGATTGATTTGCTTAATAATGATTTCATAATTTGTGTTTTTATTTGTTTTAACTTGTACAAATATACAAAGGTTATTAACAATACAAAACTATTTTAAAACTTTAACATTTCTTTAACTTTTGTTTAAGTATTCTTGTGCAATTTGATACATTTTCTGCATCTTTTTAATTTCACCTATATTACGTGGCAGGTTAATTACTACCTCAACACCTTTTACGTGGTGGATGTAACATTGTATAACTGCTATGATATTTCCGTATGTCATTGTCTATTTGCTTTGCAAATTAATAAACGTAATAAGTACCCTTGTTTGGGTTTTCTAATTGTGAAGTAATTGCATAACGCATAGCATCAATAGCGTGGTTGTATGCGTCTATAGGTTTGTTTAATTTATTACCTTGTTTGTCTGTCATCCAAATGTAGTTTCTTAATTCATTAATTAAGTTCTTGCTTCTTGATGTAACATAAACTTTATTTTGGTTAATTAAATTAAGGCCATATACGATGCTATCTCTACCCTTGCTAACTGGTAACACATTGTGACCATAACTATTTAACTCAGCTATTGATTTAGGCTCTGCACTATCAGCATAAACTATATCTTCAACGTTGTTTGTTTTAAGTAAGTCGCTAATGTCAGAATTTAGCAATCCTTTTTGGTATATCAGTTCGTCAAAGATATAAGCATCATTGTATTTGTACATTGCTATTAAAGAAGTTGGATCATTGCTATAACCCCAGTCCATTCCGTAACAAAGTAAACGGGCTTCAGTAGGTAAGTTTATTTCTTGCCAATCAGGAATACATACACCTTCTAAAGAACCTGTTAACCCCAATCCATATACCTGCCACCAGTTAGCCCAATAAGCTGAAGTTAATGCCTTAACCTTTGCTGATTCTATTTCCTTTACAATAGTGTCAGCTAATGCTTCGTTATCTAAATAGGTTAATGTAATAAAGTCTACATCATCTTGCGTTATTATTTCCCTATCAACCCAAAATAAGCTTGAAGGGTTATAATCTAACCATATTTCCCCACTGGTTCTAATTGCTAATTGGTAGTAAGAATCAAAGTCTACATTGTTACACTCGTTAACATATAAAATATTCCTTCTAGCCCCACGTAATTTATCAGGCTGGTCAACTGAAAAGAATTCAATATAACTGCCGTTTCCAAATGTATATTTTAAAGTAGACTTGTTAAATTGGTTATCGTTGTACCTGCCTAATGCCATCATTATTTTTAAGAAGTCTTTTAATGCACCCCTACGCAAATGTGGTATAGATTCAGACACAACACTTATTTCAAGGTTAGGTGTTTTTATTGCCCTGTCTATTAGTATTGGTAAAATAGAAAAGGTCTTAGAGGCAGATGTTCCACCCCTAACGACCTTAATACGCTTTTGTAGACGTAATAGCTTTTTTAAAGCAGTAGTTACTATAAATTCCATTATCGTTTCTTACAAGTCCCCTAAATCATCTAAGTTGAATATAGGTTGTTCTGTTGTTAGGGTTACATCTTTTGTTTCCCTTGGTTTACCTGCATAGTAGTTATAAAATAACTGTGTAAATTTAAAGTCACCACGTTCCAAACCTTTTTCTAAAGCTGAAAATGCTAATGGTTCTAATGGCGAAAGCTTTTCAATTAATGCTATTTCTTCTGCTTTTGGTTTACGGCCTGCACCTTCACGCTTGCCACCTGCTTTACTTTTATTTTCCATTTGAAATAATTTGTTTATTCAAAGCAATAATAACTATTTGTTATATTTGTTAGCTACTTTGTTTTTGCTTATCATAGCCTTTGCATTTATTACAGTATAAAGCATCTGTTAATTGTTTTGCTATTACTACCCTGCAGTTACGACACAAAGTTAACCCGTCAGTATTATTGTATCTGTGTATTGGCTTCATAGTTATTTTTTAAATTTTGCTTTATAATATTGCTCTGCTAAATAAAGTAAATCTGTATTTTCATCACACAATGAATGTTTTGAATTCCAAAATGCCATTATAATTTCTTGTCTTTCTAATTCTTTAGCTTGTTTAAATAATTTAATATCTTCTTTGTCTAATATTGTAGTTGAAGATATTTCATTTAATAACCATTCTACAGGTGTTTGTTTCATAATTAGTTATTTATAAATTCATATTCATCTTTATATTTTTGTAGGCCGTTTGGTTTATTATTTAAAGCTAATGATAATGAAGAACGATTTATTCCTGTTTCCCTACATAGTTGTATCATACCGCTAAATACTTTACCATCTGATTTACGCCTAATAGGCTTCATTCTGTGTTGTTGTTCTTTTTGCATCTTAACACTTTTATCTGATAGTCCTATGTAATCATATTGGTTTTTTCTATTGTGGTATTTGTTGCCTTGTTTAATTTGATTTAGATTATAATAGTCTATTGCTTCCCATTTAGGTTTAGGTAAATCCCATAGGTAAGATGTGTTATCGTTTCTTAATATTTCTATTATTTCTGTTATCTTCATAACTTTTCTATTTCTTGTTTAACTTCTTGCAAAAATTCAATATGAAAATCATTATATTCAATAGCCAAATCTACTGCTATTAATGCACATTGTTTTGCATTATGATTATTTATAAATGAATCTTTATTTTCTAAATTTCTATATTTAAAAAATAATTGTTCTGCTTTTTCTTTTGGTGTCATAATCTTATATTTTTATTCATTGAATAGAATGCTTCTAATCGTAAAGTGATTAACTCGTGTTGTTCTGTTCCTTTAGTAGCTTCTAATAGGTTGTTTAGGTTTTCTATTATTTTGTATTCGTATCTTGGTGCATTCAATTGCTTTTCTAAATCGTGAAGCTTCTGTTTAAAGATATCTTCTTGCGATAGTTCTTGTTCTACTTCACCACCCAATAGTTTTAATATTAAATTCTTGCAGTCTAATATCTTTGGGTTGTAGGTTTCATATACTTGAAAGTTCTTTAATGCGTGTACAACTGTAGCGTGATTCATATCGAAGTCTGCAGCTATTGATTGTAAACTTCTTTTAGTATATATCTTTCTTACTAAATAGAAGTATAATGCTCTACCTTCAATTATTTCTCGTTTCCTGCAATTTTCAGTTATATCTACTTTTAATTCTCTTAAGATTAATTCTTTTATTTGGTTTTCCATT